ACACACTGATAAAAATTGTAAGTATTGTCACGTAGAGTTAACAAAATCTAATTGGTATCCTTACCAAGAAAGTCATAAAATACATATATGTAAAAGTTGTTGGTCATTACAAAACAAATCTCGAATGACTGTTAACTTTAAAAGAGTACAATTAGGTAATAAGCTACATCCTTTTTATTCAGTTTATAAAACAGAAGGTTTACTTGCTGCTTGGAAAGCTATGGGTATTTTAAAATCTAATAAGAAAACAAAGTTAGAAGTTATTAAAAAAGAAGCTCTTGCTATGTTTGATAAAATAGAACATGGTGAAGTTTACATTATAACTAATCCTGCTTGGAAAGGCTGGGTCAAAATAGGTATGGCTGTTGAAGCAGAAGATAGATGTAAAGGTTATCAAACTTCCAGTCCATTCAGAGATTACAAAGTAGTTTATAGTAAAAAGTTTAAAGATAGAAGAACTGCTGAAGCACAAGCACATAAATTGTGTTCTGCTAAAGCTACTGATCAAAATAGTGAGTGGTTTAAAATTAAAATAAAAGATGCAGTCAATTTAATTGAAAGCATAAATGAGGAACAATATGAAAAAGAAACAGCTTGATACAGTAGTCCAAGACATCTATGATAAAGTAGAATTACTTGGTCAAAACAAAGCTCTTGATGTGACTGACGAACAGATAGAAGACTTTGGTAACTATATGAAGGAAGCTTTAAGAGATTGGCTTACACCAAGACCAACAAGTAAACCTACACTTAGGATGTCTAACATAGGAAAACCTAACAGACAACTATGGTTTGACATGAATTCTAAACGAGAACAAAAAGGATTTACTGCACCAACTATGATTAAGTTTTTATACGGACATTTACTTGAAAGAGTTGTGTTGTTTTTAACAGAGCTTGGTGGTCATGAAGTTACTGATGAACAAAAAGAAATTAAAGTAAATGGTATTCTTGGACACATGGATTGTAAGATAGATGGTGAAGTTGTTGATATTAAGTCAGCATCTAACTATGCATTTCAAAAGTTTAAGAATGGTACTCTTGCAGAGGATGACCCGTTTGGTTACATGGCTCAACTTGCTGGATATGAAAAAGCAGAAGGCACAAGTGATGGTGGATTCTTAGCAATAAATAAAGAAACAGGAGAATTAGCACTTTTTAAACCTCAAGAGCTTGACAAACCCAACGTGGGTGCTAAAATAAATAAGGTTAAGTCTGAAATAAAAGGCAAAACTATTCCTGACTTTTGTTACGAGCCTATCCCTGAAGGTACATCAGGCAACTTTAAAATTGCTAGAGGTTGTGTGTGGTGTCCTCATAAGTTTGAGTGTCATAAAGATGCTAACGATGGTCAAGGTTTGAGAGTCTTTGAATACTCTAAAGGTCTATCTTATCTTACGAAAACAGTAAGAGAACCTAAAGTTGAAGAGATAACTCATAGGTTTATCAATGCCTAGAAGAGTACCAAGAAAACCTAGACCTAAAAAGATTAACGTACCTAAAGGGTATGACAGTCGATGGGAGTATGACATTCATTTAGGTATACTTCAAGACTGGAAACACCATTGGGATGTCATACAATATGTCGTTGAACATAAATACGAAGCTGACTTTGTTAGAGACATAGCTGGTAAAACAATTTTATTGGAAGCTAAAGGTAGGTTTTGGGACCACGCTGAGTACAGTAAATATATTCATATTAGAAAAGCACTACCAAAAAATACTGAGTTAATATTTTTATTTCAAAAACCTTTCTCTCCTATGCCGGGAGCAAAGGTAAGGAAAGATGGGACAAAAAGAACACATGCTGAATGGGCTGAAACAAATAACTTTACATGGTATAGCGAAGAGACTTTACCGAAGGAATGGAAAAATGAGAAAGAGTAATTATAAATTTAATGAAGACAAACTATTACAAGAGCTTAAAGGATACATTGATGCTACATACAGTCAGCATTATGCATCCGATAAATATCAGGCTACCGATGTTATTATTGATTCGGGACATGGTGAGGGCTTTAGTCTTGGTAATATTATGAAGTACGCTAAACGTTATGGAAATAAAGAAGGAAAGAACAGAAAAGACTTGCTAAAAATACTACATTATGGTATAATAATGCTTAACGTACACGACACAGAGAACTCATAATGGTAGATGATAAAGTAGGTATCAAGGAATATCTTGGTATAAAAATTAATTACAGTAATGAAAAACTATTAGATAAGTTTAGCCTTGACACTATTAAGGATAGATACTTATGGGAGAATGAAACACATGCACAAGAAGCGTTTGCCCGAGCATCAGTCTTCGGAGCTACATACAAAGGTCACACAGATTTTGAATTGGCTCAAAGGCTTTATCACTACAGTTCCAATTGCTGGTTCATGTTTAGCACTCCTATACTTAGCAACGGGGGAACAAGTCGTGGGCTTCCTATTAGCTGTTTCCTTAATTATGTACCTGATAGCAGGACTGGTTTATCAGATCACTATGATGAAAATATATGGTTGGCATCTTCGGGTGGAGGTATTGGTGGATATTGGGGTGACATTAGGAGTAACGGTATATCTACTACTCACGGCAGTCGTTCTACTGGTTCAATTCCTTTCATCCATGTCGTAGATTCACAGATGTTAGCCTTTAATCAAGGCACAACAAGACGTGGAAGCTATGCAGCTTACATGGACATATCTCATCCAGAGATTGAAGAGTTCATTAACATGCGTAAAGAATCAGGTGGAGATATTAATCGTAAGAATCTTAATCTTCACAACGGTATTAACATTACCAATGAGTTCTTGAAAGCTGTTGAAGAAGATGCAGACTTTAGATTGATTGACCCTAAGACTAAGGAGCCTACTAAAACTGTAAATGCTAGAGACTTATGGTGGCAGATCATTAATGCTAGAGCAGAGACAGGTGAGCCTTACATGGTAAACATCGATAGATGTAATGAAGCTTTACCAAAAGAACAGAAAGATTTAGGATTAGAAATCAAACAGAGCAATCTTTGTTCTGAGATTACTTTACCTACAAATGAAGAGAGAACAGCAGTATGTTGTTTATCTTCTGTCAACTTAGAATACTTTGATGAGTGGAGTGAGAACCCTGTGTTCATTGAAGATTTAATTACCATGCTTGACAATGTTCTTCAACATTACATTGATAACGCTGTCGACACAGATAACTTAGGAGAGTACAATGCAAACTTTAAAAGGTTTCAAAAACACATTAAAGAAGGCAGGGAGGGGTTTACTAAATCTGCCTATTCAGCTTATAGAGAAAGGTCATTGGGTCTTGGTGCGATGGGATTCCATTCGTATCTCCAATCACGCAACATTCCTTTTGAAGGTATCTTCGCTACGGGTTTCAACTATAAGGCTTTTAAATACATTAAAACACAGGCAACCAAAGCTTCTGAAAGACTTGCAGACGAAAGGGGTGAAGCTCCTGATGTCAGTGGCAGTGGCAGGAGGAACGCTCATCTACTCGCTGTTGCTCCTAACGCTAGTTCTAGTATCATATGTGGTGGTACTTCTCCTTCGATTGAGCCATATCGTGCTAACGTTTATACGCACAAGACTCTCAGTGGTTCGTTCCAAGTTAAGAACAAATACTTAGAAGACATATTAGAAGATAAAGAACTAAGTAAAAAAGAACTTGAGCTAGTATGGAAAGACATAGCAGCAAACGAAGGTTCAATACAACACATGGGACATGTCTTCACAGACGAAGAGAAAGACATATTTAAAACAGCCAATGAAATAGATCAGATTTGGATTGTTGAACATGCAGCTAAACGTCAAGAGTTTATTTGTCAAGCACAGTCTGTTAATCTTTTCTTCACACTTCCAAAAGCAACTGAGCCACAGGAAGTACACGATGAGTACATGCAGTATGTCAATGATGTACATTGGTATGGAATGAATAAACTAAAGTCTTTGTATTACTTTAGAACTAATGCTGCTAGAAATGCAGAAAATGTAAACACTAAAGTTCAGCGTATTAAATTAGACGATGCTGAATGTATAGCATGTGAGGGATAGGATGGATTGTTGGCATTGTGGAACACAATTAATATGGGGTGGAGATCACGACATAGAAGATGAGAACGATGAGTACATCATGGAAACTAATTTAAGTTGTCCTCAATGTAATTCTGCTGTTATCGTTTATTTACCAAAGGATTAATATGAAACAATCAGAATTTGACAATGTGTTTAGTCAGAAGTTTTCTGGCTTTACAAGTAGGATGTGGTTAGATTATTGTGATGAAAATAATAATCCATTCGCAAAAACAAAAGATTACGCAGGATACGTAATTGAAAATTTAAAATATTTAGTTAAGAGATTTAACAAGGAGAACAGATGAGCTTATTAGACACGAGAGATTATTACAAACCTTTCGACAATCCGTGGATGTTTGACTACTATGTCTTACAAAACCAAATGCATTGGATGCCGGAGTCAGTACCTTTACACACTGATGTAAAAGATTGGCAAGAGTTAGACTCAAAAGAAAAGAATTTACTAACACAAATCTTTAGATTGTTTACTCAATCGGATGTAGATGTAGGTGCCGGATATGTTGATAGATACATGCGTATCTTTAGAAAGCCTGAAGCTAGAATGATGATGGGTTCTTTTGCGAATATGGAATCTATTCATCAACATGCATACAGCTTACTGCTTGATACAGTTGGTATGCCTGAGATAGAGTACAAAGCTTTTGCAGAGTACGAAGAGATGGCAGACAAACATGAGTATGTTCACAAGATTAAAACAACTAAGTCTGATAAGAAAAGTATTGCAAAAACTTTAGCAGTCTATTCAGCTTTTACAGAAGGACTACAGTTGTTCTCAAGCTTTGCAATCTTGTTAAACTTTCCAAGGTTTGGCAAGATGAAAGGGATGGGACAGATAGTGACTTACTCTATCCGTGATGAGTCTATGCACGTTGAAGCTATGACTAAATTGTTTAGAGAGTTTATTCAAGAGAACTTAGATATCTGGACAGATGATTTTAAAGCAGAACTCTACGAGATTTGTAGACAGATGGTAACACTAGAAGATAAATTCTTAGACCTAGTGTTTGATATGGGAGACCTTGAAGGACTTACCAAGAAAGATATGTATGCTTACAATAGATACATAGCTGATAGAAGATTACTACAGCTTGGTCTTAAAACAAACTATGACCAACGTGAGAATCCTTTAGGTTGGTTGGATGAAGTTATGGGTGTTGAACATCAGAACTTCTTTGAAGGTCGTGCTACTTCTTATATGAAAGCAGGACTACGTGGTAGGCAAGACAAAGTAAGTTTTGCAAGGATTGGTGATGAGCAGAACTAAACGCACCGAAGCAAAGCTTGTAGGTTACAATTTGTTTTACGACTTGACAGGTAAGCTGGTCACCGAAAGAACCAGCACAGATATAAAAGATTTAGAAAAGTTTTTTACCCCTGAAGAGTATAACACTTTAAGGACTGTTATAAGAGAAGCAACCACTAAGCTTGATAAAATTCACAATGAAATTGAAGCTCATTTAAATGCTAGAATTTTAAAGTAATCAACTTCCTTGAGTAATCTTTATAACAGAATCTCCACCACCATTTATCTTAACTGTGTTAGAGATACCATTCTGAATAAAGATAACGGTATAGCCTTGACCGGAGTCTAGATCAACCTTTACTGATTGTTCTACGCTTCGGGTCAAGCTTATCAATTCACCCTGCACCAACGTAATAATTTGAGTAGTAGTATCTTGACCATAAGCTGTACCTACTACACGAGTCACAGTCTTTTGTTGATTCAATTCATCATCACTTAATTTATCTAGCTCATCTACAACCTTGAGCATATCTTCAAAAAAGTTTACATCTAAAAAGTTTACATCTAACTCGGTAAACTCTAAATCATCTTCAGCTAGATAATCTTTTTCAAGCTCATCAAACTCTAACAAATCTACATCTAAAACATTACTTGCTTGAGTTGAGGTATCGTCAGATAATGCTTGAGTTCTTTCAGGAGGATTGACAATCAACATATTGTCGATTAAGTCTAGAGTTAAATCAAGTATGACAGGTTTTGTTGGTGCTTGTTCAAAGACATTAGTCACCGTAGATTCAAATGGTTTATTAAGAACAACCAAACCCATTGCAGTTTCGACTGTTATCTCTCCACTTGAATTACCATCAGGATTAGGTAGAAGTATAACTAAAGACCTACCGAGTTCATCTACAGTAATGGTAAAGTCTGTTCCTCTTATACCAACAATAGCACTGTTGGTTCTAATTTTTATATTCTTCTTTGCAACTTTGTTAAGCTTTCCAGTGACAAATCTAGCTGTACCCTTTGCAAAGTTAAGAGCCATCTTAGATTTCTCTGGGTCAGGGTCAAACACAAACTCATCTATTAAAACTTGGGAATGTTCTGTGAGCCTTATCAGCGTATCATCTATGAAAGTGATAGCCATACGACCATTAGATGTTTCTACGTTGTCATACGAGAGGATAGGAGCTTCTAGGGCAGCTTCCTGTGATGTATCTCTAACTACCCTAGCAGAGCCTTTTAGCTCTGTGATATTTCCTATGTTATCAGCAGCCCAAAGAGGTGCCACCATCATTTTGAATGACACAAACAGTACCACCGTTGCCTGTCGAATCGATGCGTAACCAATCATTTGCTAATGTACTCTGTTGTTGAATGTTAAATGTTCTTGAATTTCCTGTTTGGTCTAGATAGAAATAACCACCATCAGCTCCATCAGCATCTAGGGTTAAAGTATTACTATCACCATCAACATCAATGTAGTTAGTTGCTAAATCATAATCAATATCAATAGTAAACGTATTACTATCTCCTTGAATAATCCAGTCTAAGTCTAAAGTACTTGCCAAGTCAGCAGTAGCTTGGTCATAATTAAATGTATTACTGCTACCTGTTACATCAATATTAAGATTACTTCCATCAGCACCATAAGTATTGGTAGGGTCTACTTGTATGTTAAAAGTATTACTACTACCATCAAACTCAAATAAACCTGTAAAGTTATCGGCTGTGATGTCCCCTAAAAACTTATTACTATCACCAATCTGATTGATGTCTAGTATCATAGTTCCACCATCTAAATCAAGTGGTGTCATTGACCCTGAAGTCGCTGAAGTACCACCTATAATATTACTTGAACCTAGTTGTTCTAAGTCAAGATTTGCTGTGGCTCCACTCTGATTTATATAAATCTCATTATCAGCTACAGCCACCATAGCCAATAATGCAGTTAAACTAATTAATCTTTTCATATTTCCAATATCCCCTCTCGATACCTATTTTAATTATATTTAATACCCCCGTCTCTATAGCTCTTTGTAAAGCAATAGATACACTCTCGTTCTCTGTGAAGCCACCTTCAATCTCTACAAGCTCTGTACCCATTTCAATAAATCTAAATACATCTTGTGAAATACCAGCAGATAAAATATTCTTAGAGACTAACACCTCCATTAAAACTTCACCTGTTGATACAGATACCAACCTTAACGATACATTGACTGTATCTTCTCTGTATTGTTTGTTACTACCAATACCCAAGTATCTAGCTCCAACACCACCACTTGTTATATTAGTATCATAACTAACAACACCACCTTGAATTAATAACCCTGCAAATAGCAGAGGTTTTAGCTTCTGTTCTTCTTCAAACTCTTGTCTTGTACTGCGTATAAGCTGACGTTCTTTTGTTAAATCATCTAAGCCTACACGTTCTACAACTTTAAAAAACTTTCCATTTGCTGCATGTTTTAAAGCTCTGATAAGATATGCTTCCGGAGCTTGTGTTACTGCTGTACTAAATAAAGCAAACGTACTGTTGCTCTTACGCTGCCCTGTCAAGTCTTTAAAACTATTAGGATAGACAGCCACTGTCGGCTGTGTCAGAGCTGCCGGTAAGTTTTTAAGTTCTGTTGATTGTAATTGTAAAATTTTAGAATCTTTAATTACAATGTTAGGTGCACCTCCAGAGGTGAGCAACCCATCGTATTTAAACGTACAACTAGAAAGTAAAAGAACCGATAGGTAAAGTAATTTCTGTAGTATTCCCATCTGCATCTGTAATTTTTAAAGTAACAAACTCACCGTCTGTTTCGTATTCAATAGTATTTCCTTCTAATTCTACGACTCCACTTGTGGCTGGTGTCTCACCGAATAAATTATCTACGAGCTGTCTTGATAGCTGGGCATAGATTCTTGATTCTAAATTTCGTATGAACCTTGCAAGAGTTGTATTGTTTGCTTCTCTTTCTAACTCTTCTTGATAAGCTTTTACTTCTGCTTTTAGTGCTTCACGCCTAGATGTTTCTTGGTTCTCAATGGTTAAGTAATGACTAGATGTATTGATACCACTAAAGCTAGGACTTTTAAACTTAAATACTATTTCATCTGCAATACTTCCTACAGACCAAAACATAATTAACATAGACCAAAAGAACATACACCACTTGCAGTTCCTTGAAGCTTTTTCACTTTTAAATGTCGGTTTTAATTTCATAATATCTTACTGTTTATCCAAAACATAAATAACATAAATCCAAATACTAATACTTGTACAACAGAAGCTACAGTAATTTGTTTCATTGGGTGTACATCTGGCATTTTTTCTATCCAAGATTCATTTGGAGAAAGATTAACTACTTGTAATATTTTTTTATCAATCTTTACGTTGGTCTTTCTGTCCATCTGCTCTAGCTATCCTATCTATATCAGGTTTTAAACCCATTGCTGCACGACACATAGCATCTATTCTAATCATGTCGTTATCCATCTGTCTTATTCTATCTATTAATGCAACTATCATACCATGTTGGGTATCTAACTTCTTATGTATGTCCGCTATCAAAGATTTAAAGAG